TTACATATTATCATCTACTCTATCTTGTAAGATGAACAATTTTTCTTTCAAGTCATTCACTATTGCTAAATTACTATTCATTTCATTTATGTAGCGATTGATTTCATTGTGAATTTCTAAAGCGCTTGTCGGTGCATTTAGGGAGTTGAAATAATTAACTAATTCTTTGCAAAAATTAGCGTATTCGCTATGATATCTTATTTGCATTTGACACATCATTAAATCAAATTTATTTTTATCCCATGTTGGAAAGTCGATGTCAAGATTTGTCGGATATTCTTTAGCTGAGTGTATCTCCCATAGTGACGAGTATTTATCAGCGATAGCCTTCCCTTCTTCAGTCAAAAGTGTTTTGCCGTCATCATCATAAAGTAAGGCTTTATCTTTGAATTTTCTTGTTGTTTTTTCAGCGTTTAGATTGTAATCATAGAAAAAATATTGAGGGATTGAGATAGTCGATTTTCTTCCACTTTTTGTTTTACCCCACCAAACCAAGAGCAATAACTCTCTGAGGGGGTACCCCTCTTGAGTTATAAATCTATCGTTGTATTTTGGAAAATCAAAACTTCTACCATAAATTTCATGCATATTAGGCCTTGAGTTTAGTATCCTGAAATATTCAGGCCGATAGTAGTCAAACTCCTTAGATTTGGAAACAGTGACAGAAATTTGTTGCGACTCTTTTGGTTTTTTACTTCCAAATAAAAAATTAAATATTCCCATATTAAAACCTCTCTGAAGGTGAAATTTTAAATTGCACCTTTTTAAATCTTGTAAATGTCGACGACCTCTCCGATTGTACGGATGTCGTCATTCTCTGACAAGTGGATTTCCTCGTATCCACTATTTAGACTTTGCAAGTACCATGATCCGTCATAATCTCTTTTAAGTTTTTTGACGAAGTTCTTGCCATTTATCTGGAAGATCCCGATTGAGTTGATATCAATTTGGCTAGCTACTCTGATAAATAATAAGTCATTATCTTCTATGAGTGGCTCCATGCTATCACCAGCAACCTTAGCGATAGTATCGTAGTCCTCTGGCACATCTTCAGCTCTGAGCTTGACTTCCATGTGTAGATTATCTTCCTGAAACGTTCCATGTCCTGCTGCAACCAATCCCTCAACGTAGTCAATGATATAATCTACATTGCTTACCTTCTCGAAGATAGAAGCAACCTTAGAACTTTCCTGCTCATCAAGTTGAGCATTGGCAAAGTCGAGGACCTTCTCTTGTCTAGGTTCTTCTAGTTGGTTATAGATGGTTAGGATTTCAGGGGCTTCAGTTTCTGCTTTGTGAAAATCCACGCCGTCTGCTAATGTTTCAGGGCGAATACCAAGCGCTGAGCAGATTTTAAAAATATTATCAACATTAGATTTTAAAATTCCTCTATTGAGAATGGAATTTATAGTAGACGCTGGCATACCTACTTTTAATGCCATCTGTCGAACACTCCCATATCTCAATTCTATGAGTTCTCTTAATTCCTGTTCTGTCATAGCTTTTTCTCCTTTTTTTACATTATATCACACGAAAATTCGTTTGTAAAGAAAAATAAAATTAAAAATTTATCGTTTTTCTATTGACAATGAACGAAAAAAAGTTTATTATATATTCAAGCTCAAGGAAACGAGCTTAATTTTAAAATATAATAAACGAAAATTCGTTTAGAAAGGAGTTGCGTATGTTGAACATTGACGAGGCACGAAAGGAAAAAGGTATCTCTATTGTAGATATCGCTGACTATCTTTGCGTACGATCTCAAACAGTTAGTGACAAACTAAAAGGAAAGTACCCTTTCACTTTTCAAGAAGCTATGTTAGTTCAGGAAAAATTTTTTCCAGAATATGAGCTAAAATACCTTTTCACACCAGCAGGCGATACTGCTTAATTTTTTCACCAAGTGAACGAAAATTCGTTCATAATCGATATAACGGAGTAGAGGGGCGAAAAATAAAAGGAGAAAGGAGCTCGCATGGATAAGAAAAAACTTTATAACTTAAAAGTGGATTTCATCTTTCAGGAATCCAACTAACGACTATACCGCTGTTAGTAATGATTTCATCAACGATCCTGCGCTTGGAGCGGCTGAAATAGGAGTACTGATGATTGTTTTGAGCAATATCTCTACTTGGCAAGTCTATCCTGAAGAGATAGCAAAACGAGCGGGCTTGAATTATCGAACTGTTTTGAAGCACTTTGAAAAATTGAAACAAGCGGGCTATTTGCGAGAAATTAAGGTATCTTTTGGGCGCGGGACTGGTTCGCGAATCTTTAGATTTTTCTCTGACAGAAAAATATCAGAGTTTAGTTTTCAAATAATGCAAGAGAGGCTTTTTGATGAATTACGGTCACAAGGTTTGCAAGTGTAAAAATAATACATGTAAAAATAATACATGTAAAAATAATACATGTAAATTTTTTTACACTAACAAATATTAACTAACAACAAGTATTAAATAACAACAAATATTAACTAACAACAAGTCCTACTTCTCTTAATAAATAAAAGAGAGAAATTTCAAATTTCTAATAAAGGATTTTGCAGAATTGGAAAGGAGTAAATATGATACGTCATTATATAACTCATTATGCAAGTAATGGGAAAGATTACGCTGAAGCATGGATTCAAATCAACATTTTTGGAATGAGCTTTTGTTTATGGAAAAAGCGTACAACCATTGAACGATTGTACGCATTAGATGAAATCAAATAACAAAAAAGGCACCTGACGGCAATCAGGCGCATACTAAAAAACTTTACAAGAGGATTATAACATGAATATGAACTTAAATACAAATGAAATTTTAACAACTACTGAATATGATATGTTTCGCAAAATTAGTAATAGAAAAATAACTGAAAATCCTAAATTGGAAGAGGAGCTACTTTCTGAAGGACAACGCCAGCCGATTTTGGTAAATGAAAAAATGGAAGTTATCGACGGGCAACATCGTCTTTATTACTTGAGAAAACATATAAAACCAGTGCGCTACATAATTGATCCAACCGCTAATTTCAAGACAGTAATTTCGATGAATACATCAGCTGTCAACTGGGCATTACAAGATTATGTGTATTCGTTTGCTTTAGAGGGAGATCCTGAGTTTGTTAAATTAGCTAAATTTTTAGACGAGAACGAATTGCTTAGTGACAAGATGGTAATCGTAGCTGGTTCAGGAAGACGTGATGGTACGGCAGCACACGTAGTCAAAAAATTAAAAAAAGGCGATTATGTATTTTCAAATGAAAAACAGTTAAGAGAGTTTTGTAAGTTCTACGAACGCGTTTTAAACGAAACAAAGCTTCCTAACAAACCATTTTTACAATCTGTTTTATGGACTTTGTACACAACATCTGTTTTTGACGAAAATAGAATGTTGACACAATTGAAAAAGTCGGATTTGACGTCAGAAGATATCGAAGGTTTTGCAAAGAAAAAATTGCTATTAACTTTTTTAGAGTTATACAACGGAAGATGGAGTGACGATCATCCTTCTTTAATTCAATACTTTATCAACAGAAAAGGGTCGTTAACAATTCCTAGCTTGCCTAAACAGGATGAAGATAATTAAAAAAGGTAGGAAGATAAAATGAAAGTCACAGTATATGCTTACGGTCGAAAATTAGAACCAGATGAACCAATTATCATCCCAAAAAATCATCGTTTCTATGATATTTGGAACGGAATTGCAAACGAAATGCTCGACAAAGAGGAAGAGGTAGCTTAATGAAATTACTTACCAAATTAAAACTCGGTCTTGAGGGCATCATCCATGAAGTGAGCCTTGACTGGAGAGTGGTCGCGGTAGAGCTTATGAATGACCTGAACGAAGAGCGCAAACGTCGCTTTGCTTTCGAGCAAGAAAACTACAATTTGAAGCAGGAGCTTGCTGCCTACAAGTACAAAGAAAACTTTGATATCAAGGCTAGACTGCAAGGAGAAATGTAGATGTACATTATATCAATCCATGTCAAGAATGCTGAAACTGGAAACGAGGATTTCAGTTTGATTGGAAGAGACTTTTTGCCAATTGGCAAGCAAGATTATTCGGCTACTATTTTCGAGACTAAGGAAGAAGCTATTGCTTATTTGAAATCAGCTTCATACGAAGCTGCGGGAGTTTATGGAAATGACTGGGAATTTCAAGACAAGACTTCTTCTGGAGTGGAATCCCGCTGTCGAATTTGGAAAGTTGGAGAATAAAGAAAAAAGGAGAACAATATGTTTAAAGCACTAAAAACAATCAAAAAAATCAAACAACTGCAGAAAGAAATGCACGCTTTCAGCCTTGCGTTTCTAGCTCTACAAGATATGGGCTTGATGCCAGAGACTGAAATAAGCAAGGCGAAGGCTCAAACAATGCACGATGTAAGTCACATGATCAAGGACGTCTTAGACGGAAAGTCAGTAGATGAAGCAATGACAAGACTAGAAATCAAAGTGAAAGCTGAAGAGGTGGAGCAGGAAGATGACCAGAATTGAACTTGAAAACCGTGTGTGGCTTTTGGCTAATCACGAAGAAAAAAACGAATTGCTGGATCTTGGGCTAACATCCAAAGCTAGATATGTGAAACGAGTTCTGGAACTTGGAAAGGTGTATGCTCATGTTTGATTACGACAGGGATGTAATGCAACCACCTGAAGAGCGAGAAGAACTCGACCCAAGCCAGTTCGTATATATTGGATGCGGTCAGTATCGATATGTGGGTGATGAAATATGATTGAAGAATTACACGCAGAAATCGACCGATGGCGATCTGATTATACACATCTTGGAATTGAGCTTGGGAAAATCATTGACGAGCAACAAGATATTATTTTGAAATTGCAAAACAAAAATAGACGCTTGAAGCGTGAAAATTGGAATCTTAAGAAAACGAAAGGTAGAAGAAAATGAGTTACGAACAAATTTCAGAGTCAACATACTATCAAAACATGAGCTACTGGAACAAAGTTGCACAAGATTATAAATCGCTAGGCGGTCTAGGAATTTGTGACGACGAAACAGGCGAAGAACTTTATACAGTATAAGGAGTAAACAAAATGACAAATGAACTAACACACAAACAATTTTTTAACTCACCAGCAGTAAAACAGAAATTCTCAGAAGTGGTAAACGGCAACGGTCAGCAATTCGTGGCCAGTCTACTTAGCATCGTAACGAATAACAACCTACTTGCTAAGGCTACAAATGAAAGTATCATGACCGCTGCCATGAAAGCTGCAGTCCTTAATTTGCCAATTGAACCAAGTCTTGGTTATGCGTACATCGTGCCTTACAAGAACCAGGCGCAGTTCCAAGTAGGGTATAAAGGGTTGATCCAACTTGCACAACGTAGCGGACAAGTCACACGCTTAAATGCTGGAGAGGTCTATGAAAGCCAGTATAAAGGATTTAATCCACTAACAGAAGACCTTGAAGTAGACATGACTGCTATTCCAAAAGAAAAAGAAAAGGTCGTTGGGTACTTCGCCTTTATGCGATTAGCTAACGGATTTGAAAAAACTGTCTTTTGGACTAAGGAACGAGTTCAAGCTCACGGTAAGAAGTACAGTCAATCATTCTCTAGCAAGTATAGCCCATGGCAGTCTGATTTTGATGCTATGGCTCGTAAAACTGTATTAAAGCACATGCTTTCAACTTACGCTCCGCTCTCAACTGAATTGCAAGATGCAATTGTAGCAGATAACGAAGACAGCACAATTTCCAACAAGAAAGAAATGAAAGATGTGACTCAAGAGCCAGTTGCTGAAACATTGGATGGCATTCTGGGTGCTCCTGAAGAAGTAGCTGAAAAACCAAAAAAAGAGGTTATCAACCAGAAGTTGACGACCACAGATACAAGCTACCCAGCAGATGAAGTTCCAGATTTTGATCAAGAAACGGGCGAAGTAATTGATAAGGAGCCAGAAAATGGTCAAATGGACATGCTAGAAGGGGAGGATTTCTAAAATGACTGAAGAATTAAAAGATGTAACGGATAGCCTCGAGCTCGTTCCAGTAACGGAATTAGAGGTTGGCTTTGTCCTAAAGGCCGCCGAAATCGAAATCCAAGGAAAGGAAGTTTTAGAACAGGCTTTGGCCGCCTATCAAAAGAAGTACGCAGGCTATATCGTGACAGAAGAGACTTTGTCAGACGATACCAAGGTTAAAGATGAATTAGGACGAGTGCAACGCCAAATTGAGCAAGAACTAAAAAACCAGCTCAAGGACTACTCTAGTCCACTGGACGAAGTGAAAGCATGGGTTAATACTGTACTAGACCCTATCAAAACTTTGCAGACGGATATCAAAAACCAGATTAAGGAATTTGAAGAGAGAGCGACTGAAGCTCGTAAGGAAACAGTCAAAGAGGCATTTGAATCTGCAATCGCAGACAGCGGAGTTGACCTGGATATCAAGCTATTTGCCATTTACTTTGACGATCTCAGCAAGAAAAAGTGCTTTATGGCCGATAATGTGCGAATCAATCAAGCGACCTCTAAGATGATTGCTGATTTGGTCGCAGAAGAGGCAACGAAGAAACAGCAACGTGAGGCCGGACTTATCCAGATAACAGAAGCAGCTGCCAAGGCCGGCTTTGGCCCAGTTGTCTATATCCGACTATATGAAGGAGGCGCTAAGCTGGAGGATATCCTGCAGGCCATTTTAGACGATAAAGACCTAGCAGACAGAGCTAAAGCGGAGGAAGAGCTTAGAAAACGCATCAATGAAATGACAGCTATAGCAGAGGATAACAATCTAGCTCCTCAAAAATACGTTGACATGCTCAAGGAAGGCAAGTCCGTTTTGGATGTTATCAATATCCTGCACGCAGACGCAGCTGAAATGAAACAAGCGCAAGCTGAGGTGGAAAGAAATGCTCAGAATCAATTCCACACCCAAAATCAGCCTGAATTTGAGCCCGAAACCATTTCGGAGGGTAATTATACCCCAGAACAAAAAACTAGCCAAAAATCGGAAAATATGGCTTCTGATGATGTGGCTAAAAAATATGGTTATCGATACCAAAATATGGAAATTATTTTCCCTGAAAAAAATATGCGTCAAGTCAAAGAGCAATTCAAGGCTATTTCTCAAGAGTTAGGGATTATTGTCCGAGTAATGCCTGGAGCGGAAAGCAAGGCT